ATACTCTTAAATGGGTCATCGCTCGTATGTCACCTAGAGGATTAACGAACAGAGGTGAAGATGTCGAGAAGGACAAAGCGATTACAATTACCTGGGCTGACGGAGCAGTTGCAACGCAGTGATCGGACAGTGAACTTCGTTACGTTCACCATGTGTCAGCGGTGTGGTAAGCATGAGGGTAGGACACGCATTGAACATGAGATAGTATGTGTTGAATGCTATGAGAAAGAGCAGGGATAATTATATATATTGTACGTTGTGTGACGGCAACTACACGCGCGAGGCAGGCAGAGGTCGGGCATCACCCACTAGATATTTATTCTAGTGCGGTAGATCTCCAGGCCCCAAGTATTGTTGGACATTAATTAATATCCCCCAAGGTTGTGCCGCTTTTGTGCCAGGTACGGTAGCAGTGACAAAATTTTTTGGTGGAGGGAGGTACCCCACCCCTCCCATTTTGGGCCGCAATTTATAGGACGTTTATATACTCTGAGGAGAGTGTCTTACACTCACACACAATGAAGATAGAGATACCATATTCACCAAGGCCATTGCAGGCTAAATTGCACTCTGAGATGCAGAATAAGCGATGGGGAGTGGTTGTTTGTCATCGTAGATGGGGAAAGACAGTCTGGGCCATTAATCACGTTCTACGGGACGCTATTCTTAACCAGAAGAAGAACCCTAGGTACGCATATATCGCCCCCACCTATCGGCAGGCGAAAAGTGTAGCTTGGGACTACCTAAAGGATTTTAGTAATAAGATACCAGGCACCCGATTTCACGAAACGGAACTCCGTTGTGATCTCCCAAATGGGGCGCGGATAAATTTACTGGGTGGTGAGACACCTGACAGTTTAAGAGGAATATTTTTAGATGGCGCAGTTCTTGATGAGATGGCTCAGATGCCTGAAAGTTTATTTCCTGAAGTTATTCGGCCTGCCCTATCGGATCGTTCAACGGATGATCGGAAAACTTGGGCGGTCTTCATCGGAACCCCGAAAGGTCACAATGCCTTCTTTGACCTCTATGAAGAAGCCAAAGGTCAAGAAGACTGGCTCACCGCAGTCTACAAAGCAAGCGAAACCAACATCATCGACCAAGAGGAACTCGAAGCCGCGCAAAAAATGATGTCGGCAGACCAGTATGCTCAAGAGTTTGAGTGTAGTTGGAATGCGAATGTACCAGGAGCCATCTTTGGAAAAGAGTTACAAGATGCGTTGGATAATGGAAGAATTACGAAAGTTCCTTACGATCCCGTTGCCAAAGTTGATACTTGGTGGGATTTAGGAATAGGCGATAGTACCGCTATTTGGTTTACCCAGACCGTAGGGAGAGCCATACATATTATAGATTATTATGAAAATAGGAATGAAGGGTTACCCCACTACTGCAATGTTCTCAACCAAAAAGGGTACCTATACGGCACCCATAACGCGCCACATGACATAGATGTTCGTGAATTAGGGTCTGGTAAGTCCAGGAGAGAAGTAGCATGGGATCTGGGATTAAATTTTAGAGTTGTTCCGAAGCTGCCCCTGGAAGATGGTATTCATGCCGCGCAGATGCTTATTCCGCGTTGTTGGTTTGATAAATTGGCCTGCCACTCAGGCTTAGAGGCATTGAGGCAGTATCATCGGGCCTATAACGAAAAGACAAGAAGTTTTAGATCTTCACCCGTTCACGACTTTTCATCTCACGCATCGGATGCATTTAGGTATCTTGCGGTGGGATTGCGTGAAAATAGAATTGGTGACAAACCGCCACAAATGATGGCTGAAAACAGATACAACCCTTTTGCAGCTTAGGAGTATGCGATGTCGTTCTTAACAAATTTTTGGAAAAGTTTGGATATTGGCGGCCCAACCTATTGGGATGGCAAGGAGCCACCAAAGGGCGGCCTTATGGGCAAATTTGGTGTCGGTCAGACCGAAAAGAATGTGAAGGTTGGAGATACCAATTTTAGATTTCAGGCTCCTGATCCAAGAAAAGAACTTGATAAAAAGGCAATGGCTGATGCCGCATTAAAGGATGGTGGTAGCTTTTTAAATCCAACTTCCACAGACCTTATATATAAGCCTGGCAGAAAGTTAGGCCAGTATCATCGTATTGTTGATGGAAAAATAACTTTAGATCAGGAAGCATGGAAGGCTCAAGACTTTGGTGCGCCTAAACCCGAAAAGAAATCAATAGTTAAAGAAACTGTGAATGCAGAAGAAACCCCCGAAGAAGAAACCACAGTCCCTGCTCCACCACCAACCCCAAAAGCGGGTCCAACTAATAATGAAACGGGTACGGGCGGCTCGGAAAGCACTGATGAAACGCAGACCGAACTCAGTGATGTAGCAAGCGTTACGGTGCCAAAAAAGAAATTAAAAGGCGGCAGTCTTATAACCCAGGCAGGATTATTGACTGAAGAAGAAAAGAAAAAGTTAGGACTGCTCTCCTAATGTATGGGACTAAGAAAAAGAATGTTGCAGGCATGATGGGTGCAATTTCCTCACAACCCATTGAGGGAATGCGGTTTGCCATGAATGTGGACCCGTTAGAGCGTATGGAGCAACGAAGAAAAGGCAGATTAATGGGTGGCGATCCTAAGAAAACCAAAAGAAAGAAATCCTTAATGGGAATGTACGATGGCAGATAAAGTAGTACCACACATAGCTGCACTGAATAAGCGTTATGAAAGTTTACTGACTCAAAGATCAAATTGGGAAAAGCATTGGCAGGAGTTAGCGGATTATATGCTTCCTCGTAAAGCCGATATTACCAAGCAGCGTACTCAGGGCGATAAACGTACTGAGTTGATCTATGACAGTACCGCCCTTCATTCCGTGGAGCTTCTAGCCTCTAGCCTTCATGGAATGTTGACCTCGCCAAGCACCCCGTGGTTCAGCTTACAGTATAGGGATAGTGGACTACAAAGTAATGACGAAGCAAATGAGTGGTTAGAGACTTGCTCTTCGCAAATGTACAAGGCTCTACAACGCTCTAATTTTCAACAAGAGATCCATGAGTTGTACTATGACCTGGTGGTGTTTGGCACTGCGTCTATATTCATTGAGTATGAAGATGAAAACGATACATTAAGGTTTTCCGCGCGTCACATTGCAGAGATCTGCATTAGTGAGAATATGAACGATAAAGTCGATACGGTATTTAGAAAATTTAAAATGACTGCCAGGCAGATCGTTCAAAGGTTTGGGGAAGACAACCTACCCGATAGAGTAAAAAAAGATAGTCAAAACGACCCATATGTAGAGCATGAGATTATTCATGTGGTGCATCCAAGGTCAGAAGCTAAAGGTAAGTTTGCAAAGGATAAGCCTTTTGCGTCTATTTATTACCATCTTGATTCAAAGGTACTATTGTCGGAGTCTGGATTTGACTCTATGCCATTTTGTGTACCCAGAATGAATAAGGATAGCGTTAGTATTTGGGGAAGATCCCCTGCTATGAATGCCCTTCCAGATACCAAGATGCTAAACAAGATGAGTGAAGTCACCATTCGGGCGGCCCAAAAACAGATAGATCCCCCCTTAATGGTGCCTGATGATGGCTTCATTCTACCAGTTAGGACAACACCTGGCGCGTTAAACTTCTATCGTACTGGAACAAGAGACAGATTAGAGCCTCTACAAGTGGGAGCGAATAATCCCCTTGGTCTAAACATGGAAGAACAAAGACGGCAGGCTATTCGAGAAGCCTTTTATGTTGATCAGTTAATTACACCACAATCAGGCCCAAGAATGACCGCAACACAAACGCTTCAACTAGCAGAAGAGCGAATGCGGATATTGGGTCCAGTATTAGGTAGATTGCAGGCAGAACTCCTCCAACCCCTCATTTCAAGGACATTTGAATTGTTATTGCGAAATAGGCAGCTTCCAGAGCCTCCTGAGATGTTGCAGGGGCAAAACATTGATATCGAGTATGTATCACCTCTGGCAAAGGCGCAGAAGCTAACAGATCTTCAAAGCACAATGAGAGGCTTGGAAGTTATGATGCAGATGGGCGAAATGATCCCAGTTGCAGACTATATAGATACCGATGGCTTGATTAAGTATATCGCAGAAGTTACTGGAATGCCTGCGAAAATTCTAAGATCAGAAGAGGAAGTAGCTGAATTAAAAGAGCAGAAAGAAGCACAAATGGCTCAACAAGCACAACAACAGGAGCAGATGGTAGAAGGCCAGAATATGCAGCAGGCCGCTCCTATGATGAAGGTGCTTCAACAAGCAGAGCAGGCAGCTAACCTAGAATGAAATTAGACGATTTAAAGAAGACATACCGTCAGCTATTCAACACTGACGAAGGTAAAATTGTATTGCGTGATTTAAAACTGAGAAATCATGCTCTCACCACCACATTTGTAGCAGGCGATCCCCATGACACTTCCTTCAGGGAAGGTCAACGCTCTGTCGTTCTGACTATTATGAGAATGATGGAAGAGAAAACTAAAGCAGAAATTCAACAACAAGAGGAATAAACAATGAGTGAAGAGGCAACCCAAGCAGTTGGATCTCCAGAGGTAGCGACTGAAAGTGCTACACCTATTAATTTTATAGATAGTTTGCCAGAGGATGTAAGGGCAGAACCATCATTAAAGAACTTTAGTGACGTAGGCGGTTTGGCAAAGTCTTATGTCCATGCCCAAAGGCTTATTGGGGCTGATAAAGTCCCTATTCCTGGCAAGTCAGCAACTGACGAAGATTGGAATATGATTTATTCAAGGCTTGGAAGGCCAGACGATGCCAAGGGTTACGAAGTTAAAATGCCGAAAGCATATGAAGATGCGGAAACAAGTGCTTTTAAGGAAGCGGCTTTTGCCGCAGGACTGAATGGCAAGCAGGCATCTGTAATGGCTGAGATGCTAGATAAGCAACTTAATGGTAGAGCGGAGTCCTATAACTCTAATGCTGAAGAACTTAAACATAGCAGCAAAATGGAATTAATGCAGGAATATGGTGCAGCTTTCGAACAAAATATGAAAGCAGCCTATACTGCGGCACAACATTTCGCAGATCCAGGAATGTTAGAAATTGAATTGGCTGATGGAAGACAATTAGGAGATCTTCCAGAAGTCGTAAAGATGTTCGCCTCTTTAGCGAATGAAATTAAAGAGGACAACGTGGAGGGTTCTGCCCAAAGTGGAGTTATGACCCCTATTGAAGCAAACCGCGAACTTGCGGAACTTCAAGCATTGGGATCACCATACTGGGACAAAACAAACCCTCAACATGAATCATACGTCAATAGAGTTCTTGAACTCAATGAGATGTTGGTTCCACCAAGTGAGTAAGACAACCTTTTCGGCCTTACAACTTTTTCAAAACCGTGACCCCGTAAGGGACAATCCATTCAAAACTTAACTTAAATAGCGAAGGAGTGAATTATGAGTTCACAAATCACTACCGCCTTCGTTAATCAGTACTCTTCTAATGTGCAGCTATTGTCCCAACAAATGGGATCTCTTTTGCGCGGTGCAGTGGATGTAGAGTCTGTTAACGGTGACAAGGCATTTTTTGAGCAAGTTGGGTCAGCTTCTGCGGTCGAAAAGACTACCAGAAATTCTGATACACCTTTAATTGAAACCCCCCATGCGAGACGGATGGTAACATTATCTGACTATGAATACGCAGACCTGATCGATGATCAAGATAAAATCAGAATGTTGATTGATCCTACATCGACTTATGCCAGAGCAGCTGCTGCTGCAATTGGCAGAAAGATGGATGACGTAATCATATCTGCCCTTGGTGGAACCGCTAAAACGGGAGCCACGGGAAGCACAGATACTGCTCTTCCAGCAGGCCAGAAAATCGCTCATGGGTCAGCAGGATTAACCATTGCAAAGTTAGTATCAGCGAAAAAGATACTTGACCAAGGTAATGTTGATCCATCGATCAAGCGATACATCGTAGTTTCACCAGAGCAAATGGAGGATCTACTTAACTCAACTACTGTTACTAGTGCAGATTTTAATTCGGTAAACACTTTGCCTATCTAGGTGGAAACACTTAGATGAAACTCAGTCAAATTCGGGGAAGGCTTTAAAATGCTAATCCCGAGCCAAGCCTAGAAATAGGAAGGTGTAGAGACTTGACGGCTGATACCCTAACATTCAGATGAGGGTAAAGAGAAAGTCCAGACCACAAACTCGACAGAGGCGGTGAAAACCGTAGTTGGTATGAAAGGCACTTGTACAAGGCGATATCGACACATTTGTCGGTTTTAAATTCATAACCTCAAACCGTTTGACAGACGATGGCACATCAAGACTTTGTTATGCCTGGGCTGAATCTGGGATGAAATTGGCTATGGGTAAGGAACCAAAGGCAAGCATCGATGTTCGTGCAGATAAATCGTATGCGACTCAGGTCTACTATTGCGCCTCCTTCGGCTCCTGCCGATTAGAGGAAGAAATGGTAGTTCAAATCGCTTGTAACGAATAGTAGGAGGACTGAAAAATGGCTACAGTATATAGTACTCAGCGAACTAACGCTCGCGCAATTCCTCCAGTTAAGAACAAAGCTAATGAACTTGGCGGCAGAATAAGAGTGGCTCATGGAGTATATGAGGCATCTTCTCTGGCATCAGGCGATGTTATGGATATGTTTGTTCTACCTGACGGTGCAAGATTAATCGAAGGTTCTCTTACGCATGACGCTATGGGTTCATCAACCACACTAAGTGTTGGTTATGCGGCTCATACAAATGCGGCAGGAACTGCGGTATCAGCATCAGCTGCGGCTTATAAAGCTGCGGCAGCATCAACTTCAGCACAGAAGGTTGATATTCTAGCAACATTGGCTTTGGGTTCTGGTACAGAAACTGACACTAATGACTCTGGAGTTTCAATCACTGTGACTATGGGCGGTGCAGCAGGAACTGGAACTGTTGAACTCACCATTAAATACGCGGTGGATTAAACCTTTGGGCGGCTCCTACGGGGGCCGTCCTTTTACTACATAGGAGAGTTAAATGCCGTCAGTTGTTGATATTGCTAATCAAGCATTAAACATTATTGGTGCGAATACGATTAGTGCTTTAGATGAAAATTCTAAGCCTGCCGTTGTTATTAACCAAAGATATGACTCCATACGCGATAGTGTATTTAGAGAGCATCCTTGGAACTGCCTTATGGCAAGGTCAACACTAGCACGGGATACGGCTGCTCCCGAATTCGGATATGCCTATCAATATACCCTCCCTACACTACCGTATTGTCTAAGGGTTTTGGAATTTTCCAATGGCTCATCAAGTTACCCACAAGACAACATGACAAATAATACGGGTGGACCCGTCTTTGTAATCGAAGGTCGAAAACTTCTGACTGACGAAGGTACTGCTAAGATTAGATATATTGCACGGGTAGAAGATACAAACGAGTATGATGCCTCACTGATAGACGCTCTAGCTGCTAAAATAGCGACAGAAATTTGCTATGCTATTACTGGATCTGCATCGTTAGTTACAACTACGTTCCAACTCTATCAGCAAAAGTTATCACTCGCTAAAAATGTTGATGCTACGGAAGGTGCGCCACAAAGAATTGAGGCAAGCGACTTTATTGAAGCGAGGTTCTAAAAATGGCGAGGTCTGCCCCTGCTATATCTGCTTTTACAAGTGGTGTACTATCGCCACGGCTTGAGGGTAGAATAACACTTGAAAAGTATCAGACGGGGCTATCTGAACTAACAAATATGATTGTGCAGCCCCAAGGTGGAGTTA